ATACCTTTTGATCCTACTTTGTTTATTGCCATATTACTATTTATTCGTCACTATCTGTTGTTGTATTATACTTTTTACCATCTGAAAAATTTGATATTGTTGTTGTAAACCCAAAATCATCATCAGCATCAGCCGTTGTAGGATCAGGAGTTATTACAATTCTAACTTCTCTTGCTTTATTGTTTTGATCAGTATCAGTATAAGCATCTGATTGTACATTTTTAATTACTTTTTGAGTTGACGCTGGACCAAATAAGTAAGTCTTCGCTGTAAACCCTAAAGTATAAATTACTGCTCTTCTTTGTGAGAAATCACCACTATAAGTATCTTCATAATTTACACTATTTAATACTATTGGAATATCTCTCTTAATATTTAATTCTGGTATCGCATTTACAGTCACCGTAAAATCTGGTTGAAAGAAAGGTAGTATTTGTTCAACAATTTGTAGTCCTGCCTCAGCACTCGCTGTAAAGGAATATAGATTATATGATACGTTGTAAGGTACAGGCGTATAATTAAAATTCATAACCTTTCCATCAATACCAGATTTTACTGTCTTAAACTTTTGTACTCTAGTCAATTTTCTACTAGGGTCATATGTTATACCAGATATTTCAAAACTCATACGAGGTAGAGTTATTGAAAATTCTCTCTCATTTAGATTTGCTTGTTGATCTAATCTCGCTAAAAACTTTTCTTTAGGTGCGTATGCTAGAGGCACTCTAATTGATTGTACAACATCGCCGCTAGAGTTTTTTCTTTTGATTTGTATGTTATTAAAGATTTGACCAAACCCTATGGTCATTCTTCTCATACTCTCGTTATAAAAATATGTTCCAAACATTAAAAGTCAACCTCTCCAAATGGGTTACGTTCTGTAAAGTCTAATATATCATCTGCCGTAGAAGATGTATCAAAACCAGCCTCTGTATCTAAATCGGTATTATTCGCATAAGTTGATTGTGTTTGTAAAGCGTATGTCTCTAATAATAGATAGTTAGAGTCACCACTTGCACTATCATTTTCTAATAACAACGATCCGTCTTCATTCTCTAAAGTAAATTGATGAGCCAGTTGATCTAAACTATATTGATCTTCAGCGCTATCAATTGTTGAAACACCTGTATCAAGTTGTTCTGAACTATATTCCCATCTAGTACATACTAGTTTATATACTGGTAGTTGACCTAGTTGAAAGAATGGTTCTTGGTCTTGTACAAATTGTATCTCAAAAAAACTATTCATTAAAGGCATATAAATTATATCGCCTTCGTTTGGTCTACCTTCTTTTACTAGTGTGGCCTTCTCATCTACCGCTTGATTAAATCTTCTTTTAGATACCATAAATGTGGTATCTTCTCTAATCTCTAAACCAAACTTATTAATAATCTCTTGTTCGCCTGCGAAACCTTCTGTTGTTTCCATATACGCTTCAAGTAAAAGCGCAGATGAAAATTTAGACAACATATCTTCGCCTAAAATTAAATCTCTATTTACAAGTGTTCTTGGTAAATAATATACGTCTTGGCCATATATCTTTAGGCCTTCTATAATTAAATCTTCGTATAATCTTTTTTCGGCTGTATTACCAATGCCGTTACCATCTTGGAAATAGTGATTAACTGGCATGGCATTATCCCATCATTAGTGCTGGATTTAACTCGTATGTTGTTCTTATCTCAGTTTCTAGTTTTTCTATATCAGATAAAGCTTCAGAATAAATTTGTTGACCATTTAAAGTCACACCACCTAACATAGCGACACCATTAAATTTTGATAAGTTAGCGCCCCATTGTTTTTTAAATAACGCAGTGACATATCTCTTTAGAAATATATCATTGTTTATATCTGTAAAAGTTGCTGGGTCTAATTTTCTATAACACTCAATAATAAGAAACTCACCTACTTGTAAATCTTCACCCCAATCCATATCAACATATAATCTATTATCCATTTGATTAAATCTCAATGGTTTCTCACCTACTAGTATGTGATCTAAAAAATCTAAATGTCTTAAAACTATATCATAGTTTATTACAGATGTAGAAGAAAAATCATAAAGGTCATTTAATCTTAATTGATACCTAACATCAAATAAGTTTAGATTACCTTTATTAGAAAATGGGAATATATTGATTACAGATATTACTGATTCAGGAACAACTAAAAAGTTTTGAGCCTCTTTAAAAGTTGAAGATACACTATTTTTAGTTGCAGTTTCATCATCACCATCTGCGGTCATTCTAGTTTTATCAGCCTCTGTATATTGATATTTTAAATATGTTCTACGAATACCATCATAATGATATTGTGCGTAATATTGAAACGCCTCGTCTAGTCTATCTTCTAGTTGGTCGTCATCAACATTTATATCAATTACAGGTTTTCCTAACGCTCTCAAAGCGTATTGTTTTAATGTTTCTCTACTACTTGGTGTTGCCATCTTATTCCTTTACTTCTATATTTATACTCTATCCTAATGCGACAGCCTGCGCAATAGCGAATGCGTTAGACGCTTTTGTGTCTAATTGTGTTTGAATATTACTTGTCACGCCATCTGTAAAATTTAACTCTGCAGTAGTCGCTGTGACACCATCTAACAAATTAATTTCAGTCGCTGTAGATGTGACTGCCACATCTTCATTGATTTTTGGACTAGTTAGAGTTTTATTTGTTAATGTCTCTGTACCTGTTAATGAAACAAAACTATCGCCTTGTAACCCTGCATTGAACTCTGCCAATGTACCTGTAAATGTACCTAAATCATCTAAATCAATATGTAACGTGTTCGCATTACTATTAATTGTTTTATTAGTTAGTGTGTCAGAAGATGTTTCTGTCACAATTGAACCATCTGTGGATAATGTTATTCTGTTATTTGTAATCGCTGTAGTGATACCTGATCCACCAATAATTTCAAAACTTCCTCCTAAATCAACACTAAAATTTGTAGAAGAATCATCACCGATAGTTATTGATGAGTTACTTAACATTGTATTTGATACAGAACCTGTATCACCTGTACCAACTAAAGTACCAGACGCTGTAGGTAAAACTAATACAGCGGAACTAGCGGCAGAGTGTGGTGCCGCTTGTAGTGTTTGAGCGTGAGCATTTGAACTCTCACAATAAAATTTAACTTTCGCTACATTACCTGTTCCTGTTCTAATATCAATCAAACCATCCGATACACTAACACCACCTGAACTACCATCACCATCTAATTTAACAACACCACTACCATTTGGTAATATTGATATACTTCTATTTGATGTTGATACTATGTTATTTGTTTGTACATCTAAATTACCACCTAACTGAGGAGTTGTATCTTCTACAACATTTGATAAACCAGCACCTGATGCAGCTGATACTGAACTAAATGATAAGTTACCTGAACCATCTGTAATTAAAACCTGATTTGTGTCACCGTCATTCGCTGGTAAAGTTAAAGTAACATTAGAGCCGCCTAAACTTGGTGATACTAACGCTACATAATTACTTCCATTGTAAATTCTATTTGCTGCACTTGAAAAAGTACCTTTTGTAATTGAAAGATCACCTGAACTTGCGCCTGTAAATGTACCAGTACCTACTGTAAACTCATCAGCGCTTTCATCAAAACCTATAAATGTATTATTAGATGATCCTCTTTCACCAACAATACCAATATCACCTGATGGTGTTCCTGATGTACCATTCGCTAACTCTATTAGTTTATCTGATATTACAGAGTTAGTAGTCTCTAAAGTTGTTGTTGTTCCTGATACCGTCATATTACCAGAAACAGTTAAGTTACCTGTGACAGATAATCCTTCACCCATTTCTATGATAGATGAATCAGCAGATGTAATACTATTACCTGTAATATTGATACCACCCGCAGTTAAGTTTGATATACCTGCGATTGTAGTATTACTCGCACCTAAACTAATTGATGTGGTACCTATTGTAATGGCAGAGTTTGTAAGTGATGAATTACCTATGTTTGAAAGTGTGTTT